ACTAAATGGTATAAATAATTTTTCAGATTATATATTACTTGGTGATGATATCGTCATAAAAAACGATAAAGTTGCCAAGACTTATATGAAATGAATGAATTATCTAGGTGTTGAATTATCTGATAGTAAAACACATGTATCAAAAGATACATATGAATTTGCTAAAAGATGATTTAGTAAAGGGAAAGAATTTACTGGATTACCAATGAATGGAATTGTCGAAAATATCGAAAATCCATTCATAGTAATGGTAAACCTTTATGACTTTTTCAAAGTCAAGGGGAATTACCTAGGTTCTACCAAGAATCTTCCATGTATATTATCTTCTCTTTACAAAGGTTTAAGTCTTAAATTATCAAAGAAATTTAATAATTCAAGATTTAAAATGAAGATCTATACCTTCCATAAATCATTGGATTATTCATTCGGATATTTAACATATGATTCTCTAAGAGAATTATTATGTTTAAATATTAAGAATGAACAATTCATGATCCCTGATGAACAATTAATTCATAATACATATGATGATGTTGTGGCTCAGGGAATGGGAGGTTCCGTCAAAAATAGTATGACATCCCTTAATAATTTAGCTTCAAAAGTTATAGAAAATAAAACAATCTATAACCTTGAAGATCCAAATGAATTAAGGAATTATCCTATTTTTAAAGGAATAGTTAATTACATTAATAATTACAAAGAATCTGTTAGTAAATGAGATGTTAACCATCTTAATTACAGACAGAAATCTAAAGAGTTATTAATGCTGAATATAGATAATGTATTTGGTAAAGAGAGAAATAAAACACTCGAATTACTAAATACAGGAAAAATATTCAGTCTTGGATTTAAGAAAATAAATGAGACAGATGAGATTATGTATGGTTCTTCAATTGGAGAATCTACATATTCTTATAATCTCGATTTATTTAACTTAATCCAAAATAATTATTCTATTGATCTAAAGAAATTAAAAGAACTGGACGAAGGTACATATAAGGAACCGGTTAAACAAACACCGGCTTCTGCATATGATGCCTACGCTAATTTCTTTAATTAGAATACAATAGACATAGATCCTTTTGAAAGAAAAGGAGGGTATACTATATTTATAATAGTGGTAACACTATTATATGTAAGGTATACGATCAGCATATAACATGATCATTAATACTAC